AATAGTATTAGGACAATAAACATTGCCCCCACCGACACCGATCCAATCAGCTTGGATAATACGATTGATACGAGGAAGGTGATCAAGAGCCAACCGAAGAATGTCAGCGACAGTGCCTTGATGATTCTGATCAATGTCCTCATGAGTATAATTAATTTTAATCTTTCTTTTGTTGAAGACGGACTTAGTGCCAACAAAGAACTTACCATTCTCAGGATTAGTTCCAAACACTATAGCAGGAGCACCGTCCCATTTAACAGACAGTTTAGTAACTGTCACAAGTTCCTTGATAGTATCTATTGCAACTCTACGTCCTTTGAGAATCGAATCTTCAGGATGCTCAAGGTGCTTGTTAGGCATACGTGTCTCTGCATTACCCCTGTATTATACTCCATTTTAGAGGGTAATGGGACAGTAGTGTGCCAGTTTATTTACTGGAGTTTCCAGTACACAGAAGACTTGTCCGACTGTGAAGATGCGTACAAATATATTTCTTTCATTATCTGATCAGAATCTTTATGAGTTGATACCCAATCCAATAATTTTAATCCCGCATACTTACTATACTTCCATGCTTGTTCTGCCTCATTTTTAATCCATGCCAAATCAGTTGATTTATTCTTTAAACCCTTTGCATTATATTTTACCAGTAAACTATAAATCTCTTCATCTAACTTACCATTCTTAGCTTTACTCCAAGTATCTGTTCCACCATACTCAGGTAGTGTACCAAACTTACCATCCTTCAATAGTTCTTGTACCTTCTTACCTTGTATCTTACCCTGTGCAGCAGACTTACCTTTCAATTCTAACTTCCAATCACCCTTCTGAGGACCACCAAAGTTTCTTGCTTGAAACTTCTCAAAGGTACTTGTACCATAGTATAGATACACATCCATAGGGTGACTATCTTTCTTTCTACCATTATCGAATGTTAAATCGTACTTTGCAAAGTGTGCTTTCTCATTCTTCTTTCTCTCTGCAGCAGGTATATCATTCAACAGTTTCATCTTAGGTGAACCTTCAATTTTCTTCAAAGATATACCAACTAACTGTTCTTCTATTCGCAATTGTAATAGAGCATTGTTTAAACAATCAATAGTAGTTTCTTTATTAAGATGATTCTTTACTTTAGTCTTATCTTTCACCATCCATATATCAGCAGGATTCCATTTGTCTTCTGATGATAAATTAGTCTGACCTTTTACTCTATTAAATGCATTCTTAACTGCACCATCATCGATGATGGCATCACCTCTAACAAATGTCCATCCACTTCCTTGTACTTTATTAAAGATCTCATTAGCACCTAACCAAGATGAATCCTGCCATTCTTTTCCCAACGTCATAATTTCATCTAATTTAGAAGATACATCACAATGTTTCATACCACATTTAAAATCATCTGCAGTAAATGCTTTCTTCTTTTCTATGTTAGGACAGTAATATCTCATAGCAGCATAGACACACTGTGCAGATTCTACTAGTGTAGTTTGTGCAGCACCACCACCAGACCCTTTACTATTCTCTGGTTTAACTTCTATTCTAATAACCTGCTTGTCTCTTATAGGAATATCTAATGAAGTACCCGCTTTATTTGTTGTAATTCCTGGATAGTTCTCATCCAATGCACCTTTTATATTCTCAACTGCTGTAGTTCTTTTTGTTTGAGGAACAAAAACCTTTAATGCTATCTGAACTTTCTTAGTTGAGTCCTTGTCCTCTACATTCTTAACATCAAATAAGTAATATGAATAGTCGTCACCCCCCAATGCCTTCATCACATCTTCGAAGGCGGATTTATTTACTGGGGGTATTGTTATTGCCATTAGTCAGACACAGGTCTCCACTAATATTTATTCTGGAATAGAAGGACGAGGATAATGTATGATGATGTACTCTTCAAGAGATCCATCTTTGTTTGGCATTGTTTGTCTATACCACCTTGCATCTTCTCCATAATTTTTACAAACTTGCTCAACTTGCATAATTGCAAGAGAATCTTTTTCTTTTTGTGTCATCTCTTTACTCATTTTCTTTTTAGGGGGTAAAAAAGTTTAAATTTATTACAGATTTAAGACGATTGTCAGTTTGACTGACACCTCTATGTTTGAAGTTTGATGGAAATTTTACCAAACGGTTAGCAACACATTGTGTTGTTGTACCATCTTCAAACTCTGTATATCCATCACATGTATTAACATAATATATGGCAGTTGTCATTTTACTAGAAGGAATTGGATCCTCTACAGACTCTGCCCAATCATAATGAAAATCACTAAAGAATCTTTTACTCTTTAAAGGTTCTAGATTTGCTTTTACTTTATGCAATGAAAGGAAGTCAATTTTATTTAGTAGAGGTACGATGGACTCAAAATCAGGAGACATTCCATATTGGAAATGACCATTCCATGATTGTTGAAAATAAAATTCATGCTCAAACTGATAATTGTCAACATCATTTTCATTTATACCATCATAAACCTTGTAAGGTTGATATTTCCATTGAAGAATATCCATAAAATATTTTTCAATGTTCTGAAAATCTTTATGTGGTAAGAAGTTATCTATTACTTCAATCATAATGGAATCAAAGACATCATATGTTGAGGTTCCATAGGTTCAGTACAAATATCAAACCCTAATGTTATTCTTGGTTCAGTAAAATTATCTTTAGCAACAACCCTATGATACCTATAACCAGGACCGATGTATATATTTCCAACTTGATTCTCTACTTCGAATTTTTCAAATTCTGTTATAGAATTTTTTGGATCTATACTTATGTAACCATGATAAGGCCACTCATGATTGTGCCATTTTAAAACTGTATCTGGAGTATGATAGTTTAACCAACACTGCATCCACTTATATTTTTCTGGAACATATTCATGTATAATATCTTTCAATTCAAAAAACAATTCTCTGAAAAGTAAATTAGGAGATGTTAATGCAAAGAAATTATACAACCCATAGGTATATGTTGAGTCTTGACCATTAAAAACATTTTGATGTGTCTCATATGCTCTGTGTATTAACTCAACCATCTCATCTTTATTATCAATGATTAATTGAGATTTGTAGATTTTATATTCAGTCATTTATTCCTATGTTAAATGATACTGCAATACGATCATTATCCATCTCATTACTATCTACAGAATGAGCTAACTGAGATGGAAATAAAAGTAATCTCCCCTGTACTGGAGGATAATAAGTATCTCTATGTTTTAGATCATGTTGTCGAATGATAAAATCTTCTTGATCTGGTCTATGAAAATAAATAGATCCTTGATCCTCATCCTCTATACATTTTACATAATAAACTCCAGACATAAATGATCCTGGATGTATATGTCTTGCATTATAACCACCCTTAGGATTGATACATACCCAATAGTTTAAAATAGTTAATGTTCGTCTATCATCACCTTCAAGATACTGAGAACTAAAAATATTATTTGATACCATAGTAACATGATCAACCAATTTAAGTAGACCTCTTTGATTTATATCAAAGTTAAGATCATCAGATTGCCATCCATCTATTGTACTACGACCTCTACTATCAGGTTGTGAATTTCTTAATTGATAACAATCGTTTGCAATTACATCATTATCAAGATTCAAATCAGTCCACCACATTGGTGTTGGAAATAAAAAGTCTATATTGATTTCATTGTTTGATGTTTGTTGCACAGGTTCCGCATCGAAAGTAAAAGCTGTTGTCAGTCTTGGACTAGTACTATTATTAGCAGGAACATAGTGTTGTATTGTACCATCAAAAATTAAAATATCACCTTGATCTATTTCAGGTGATTCTATATTCACATCAGTAAATTTTGTTGAACTATGAATGTTCTTATCAAAGATCATATAATGAACGAAGGTGTAACCTCCATCATGATCATGGGGTTCTTGATACTGTCCAGACTTATAATAATTATACCATATAGGTCCAAGACCTTTAAACTTTAGACCTCTACTTTCACAAAAAATTCTTGCTTGTTGTTCATACTCACCTCTTAAAAATTCATAATCAATTGGTTCAGCATCAAGATCATTATCATGTATCACATGACAATTACAATTCCACCTATTTTTAGATGGAAATTTCTTATAGTTTCTTTCAATGGCACCAATATTTCTTTGTACGAAATTATTAGTCCATTCAAGATTTCTCTTATAGAATTTACTTTCCAAATTCATCGGTTAAATCTTCAACTTGCTCTAGTAAAGGAACTACATGTAGAATGTTATCAATATTAGATAACATATCTGCAATGTGTTTTGATATGTATGGTTTCTCAGTACGTGCTGCAAATGATAATGCGTTACGTAGATCTTCTTGTGCCTCCATGAGAGAGGATTCGACTTGTTCTGATAGTGGCATAATTTAATTCCAGTGTCGGATTACTCCGCTAATAATAAAACAGTTAGTGACGAGATAAGAAATGAAAATAAAAGTACGTACCAGAACAACGTAGTTGTCGTAGCGTCTAGTCTTTTCGTCAGAGAATGAACCCAGTGCATACTTCCATATCCTCCATATTTTAATGAGGGTCATAGGCATAAACCATACCCACGATGATTGCTACTATTAATAAGATAGCAATAGATCCAAAAATTAAATGCATTATACATTATCCTCCATCCATGTACTAATTGTTGCGTCATACTCTGCAGTATGTACAAATGCATCTTTCATAAATTGTTTCCTTAAATCTTCAGGTTTGATTGATATATTACCTTTGATTGAATCTAAGTAAATACCATACTGATTTGGATTAGTTAGCACAGCAACATCCTTAAAATTCTTTGCTGCTGATCTTACCATACTAGGACCACCAATATCAATATTCTCTATTGCATCTG